CGAACCATCAGGAGAAGAAGAGATGGATATGGATTTAAATTTAGACATCGAAGAACCGGCAGGTGAAGAAGAGATGGATATGGATTTAGATATTGAAGAACCTGTGGGTGATGATGAAGACGAAGATGAAAGTTCATTTAAAACAATTCAAAAACTAACAGGAAAATTAGGTCAAAAACTTAGAACACTTGATAAAAATCAAGGTTTATCTTCGGAAGATATCAAGTATGTGTTAAACTCAATTATATCGGCAGTTAAGTTGGAAAAACTTAGTGAGGAAGATAAAGAAGATATTTTAGATAATTTTGAGGAAGATGAGGTTGATTACGGAATGGACGGAGAAGTCGATATTGATGTTGATGCTGATGTGGAAGATTTAGATTTGGATTTAGATTTAGATAATGAAGATATGGGTATGGTAGAACCTGAAGGTGAAATGGCTGAAGGAGATTCTATGAAACATATGGTGGATGAATTATTTGGTGAGTCAAAAGTAGATAAGGTATTAGAAAAATACTTTGTTATTACGGAAGAAGAAAAACAAATTACCGAATCTAAAAAAATAAAGAAGTTCTTAACTGAAAAAGTTAAGGGTATCACAGTAAAAAGAGAAATTAAAAGATTGTCAGAGACTATTGAGCAAGAATTAACTTCTGAGTTCTTAGTTAAAGAAAATGAAAACATTAAATTTTTAGGTAAAACTAACAAAAATAATTTAGTGTTTGAAGCTGACGGTAAACAATTTAAAGTATCTCCAAACGGTGAGTTACTATGAAATTAGTTTATGTAAATGAACTAGGACCCAATTATAAGGGTGATAATATATACGAATTCATCTTTTCGGATGAGGATAGCGTATGGGGTGATGATTGGGACGCACAACCTGCAAATGGTAACCCAACACCACCCCATATTCAGTATATAAAAAAGGTAGGAGTTCTAAGAAATTCAGGTATTGAACTACACTTAATTCAAAACTCAGATTTCTTTGGAGTTTATGACTCAGTTGATGGTGTCATAGCCTTAGCTTGGGAAGATGTTGATAGTGAAGCTATTGTTGATGATAAATTCACAAGACTTGTTTTTCACTATGGTGATAGTGTAAAAACTGTTGAAGATAAAATTTACGAAAGAGATATCGTATTAACCTACGAAAAAAGTTTTATAGAAGATGAACACTAAAAATAAAATAATGGGACTACTAAAAGAGGGTTTTAAAATAAGCACTCTTAAAAAGTTAAATGAGAAACAAATTAATGTTCTTTATAAAAAAGTTGTAAATGAACAAACTACGATTGAAAAGGCTAAAGAGTTAAAAGGTATCACAGCAGGTATTAATAATGATATTGAAAATATAAAACAATCGATAGGTGAGGAAGATGAGTTAACTGAAGATTGGGGAAGTTCAGACCAATATTATTTCAACCAATCAATACACCGAGATTTAGGAGAACCTGATACAATGCCAAGTCCATTTTCTCCTGAGTTCCAATCTGCAGTTGAATCGGCAGTTGATTTCTATTGGGACGATTGGGAAGAGTATCAAACCGATTATGAAGGTTTAGTAGACCACGCAAAAAGAATGTATCTTAGAAGTTATTTCCCTGAAAAATTTTCAGCATTGGTTAGAATGTTTGAACCTGTTAAAGATGATGATATAGATGGTGAATTAGGTGAAAGTCAAATATCTAATGATTTAGATAATATGGCAGGTATAGACCGTTATGAAGACCCAAATCCTCCAGGAAATGAAGGTGGACCATCTGATAATATGAAAGCTAATGATGGTATGGGTATTTTTGAAGGTAAAAAGAAACCTGCAAAAATGAAAACACCTATCACTACTTTAGGTATGTTTGAAGGTAAAAAGAAAAAAGGTAAGTATAATCCGTGGGCTGTTTGTACTGATTCTTTAGGTTTGGAAGGTAAAAAAAGAGACGAATATACTAAAAAACAAAAAGAGAAATTTGAACGTTGTGTAAGAGATGTTAAAAAACAAAATGAATCTTTTGAAAGAAAAGTTGGTCAGATAGAAGAAAGTATTGTATCTTTGATTAAGAATTACAAAAAACCGACTATGACTAAGAAAGAATTATTGGAGCAAGGAACTAAAGAGGCTCCTGTAAAAACCCCAACTAAAACTCCTTCTAAACCTGAAAGGAAGTCACCATATAAACCAAAACACAAACCAGCACCGAAAGCAGGTGATACAAAAACTGCACCTACAAGAGTTAAACCTGGTACTAAGGAAAAACCAGATAAAAAAAACCCATATAAACCAAAACACAAACCCGCACCGAAAGCAGGTGGTGAATCAGATATACCAAGTTTCCTTAAATTTGATAACTTAAATATTACATTTAGAGATGAATAAGAAATTAAAAGAACAAATTGAGTATGACGGACCTGAAAGAATGGACCCAGGAATACAGTCAAAATTAGAAAAAGGTGAGACTCCATTGTCTGATAACCCTGCGTTACCTCGTAAAGATGATGATGAATTTGATAATTCATTCGAGCAACTCATTGCATCTAAAAGATTTAAGGATGTTGTTGAAAAAGTAAAAAGATACACAGGTGTTCGAGAAGTTAGCCAAAATCAACTTATGAACTTGCAAATGATGATGATGCAAGCAGTTCAAAAGGTGAAACAAATCGAATCAAATAACGAAGGTTATTTGGAACAATTGGCGGTTGATTTAGTAAAACAGGAAATGTCACTTCCTGATGATGCTTTTCAATATGATGTAGAATTAACTTCAATGCCTGGTCAAATTGATATGTCAGGTATGAAAACAGGTTCAGAGGAATTGGAAGATGAAGATGTAGTTGAACAATTTGGTGTTTCTTCATCTGAGGCTGAAGACGATTTAGAAAACTTTATGGCGGCTTTTGAAAAGTTTGATTTAGAAAAGGCTAAAAGACGTTTTATCAATTCATTAATTCAAGGAGCGTCTAAAAAAGGACATTATATGTTCCACTTAGTTGAAGAACAATTGAATAGAATTAATCCTGAATTATTAAATCTTTATGGTGTATTAATGTCTATTAATGATTTATTGTATTGGATTCTACCTGACCAAATGGTTATGAGTGCAGCACAAAGTGGACAAGGTATGGAAGGTAAAGAAGAGGTCGATGAAACAACTGACCCACCAACAATTAGGGCTAAGGGATTATTCTTTCCTATTTTGGTTCACGAATTGGTAAAAGGTGTTTATGAAGTTATGGGAACTCAAGGATTACCTGACGACCCTAAATCTGCTGAAATGGTAATGAGTCAAACTGACACTCTACCTTATGAAATATGGGATTTACGTTTAGGTCCTGTTATTTGGGAAAAGTTTACTGAAGCTTACCCTGATAAGTTATATGAAGATGATATGAGAGAAATTCAAAATTATTTATTCTCTCGTTTCTCAGCACTTACAACTGAAGAGTTTTTTGAGGTTGCTAAGATGATTTTATCAGGTTCAAATGAAGGAAAGAAGATTGTCTCTAATATGGTTGATGAAATCATTGAAGAATTGAAAACTGAAGATTATGAAGATGCAATGTCACAATTTGATGATGATGACGAGGACGATAATGATGGTCTTTCAGGTTTCTTGGGTGATTTAGGTATTTCTTTATCATAAAATAGAATTATTATGTATAGATGGGATTATCACGTGAACAAGCTTTATTGGAATATGCCAAATGTGTAAAAGATACTCCTTATGCATTAAAAACCTATCTCCAAACATACGATAATACTCAATCACAATACGTTCCTTTAGAGTTATTTCCTGACCAAATTAATCTTATTAATGATTATGATACTTATGAGGAAAATATTGCCTTAAAGTATCGTCAGGCGGGTGTATCAACAGTTACCGCTGCTTGGTCTTCTAAAAAATTAGTTACCGCATCTAAGAAAAAACCTGAGAAGATTCTAATCATCGCAAACAAACTCGATACATCTATGGAGTTTGCTAATAAAGTTAGGTCTTTTGTTGACCAATGGCCAACATGGTTTGGTATTACATTCTCAGCTGAAAAAAATTCACAAAGACATTTTAAACTATCAAATGGATGTGAGGTTAAAGCAGTTGCAACATCTAAAGATGCCTTACGTGGTTATACACCAACTATACTTATTTTTGATGAGGCGGCCTTTATTGATGCTGATGATGATTTCTGGTCTGCGTGTATGGCATCACTTTCTACAGGTGGTAAAGTTATAGTTATTTCAACACCTAACGGATTTGACCCAATATATTATACAATTTATGACCAAGCCTTAAGAGGTATGAATGATTTCAAAATAACTGAAATGTTTTGGTATCGAGACCCTCGTTATGCTAAAGATTTTAAACTTATTAAATGTAAAGACATAGTTCACTATATGTTGAACCGTGAGGATTATAATGATGATGAAATAATTATAGACTATTCACATATTAATCCCCGTGAAAGGAACTTTAAGGAAATTAAAGAAAAATTATTAGACGGATACAAAGCGTATTCTTCGTGGTTCGAAGGTATGGCTAAAAAACTTAAATTTGATAGGAGAAAAATTGCGCAGGAACTAGAATGTAATTTTCTTGGGTCTGGTGATAACGTTATTCCGAATGAAACTATAGAAGTTATTAAAGAAAAATTCATAAGAAACCCTGAGAATAAATTTATGGGAGGTGCATTATGGCAATGGAAAGAACCTATTGAAGGACATAAATATATTATGGGTATTGACGTTTCTCGTGGTGATAGTGAGGATTTTACGACATTTACTATTATTGATTTTGACGAGAGAGAACAGGTGTTAGAA